TGGATCAATAGCTTTAGACGAAAGTGGAAATCCTATAGTGCAAGAAGGCGCAACAACTGATATAAAAACTTTTTTTGGGAGTGAGATGTTTGATGAGCTTTATTTATGGTTACATAGGGAAAAAACTCCATCAAGTGCTGAAGGAGCTACTCCAACACAATATGGCGTAGATCAAACAACTAGAAATATAAAATATAAACTTTCAACATATACTTCTCTTTATCCTACTTGCGGTAGCGCAGATGTTTTATCAGGAGATAACTTAACTGTAAATGAAGGGGAATCATATACAATAAGAATTAGGTTAGCACCAAGTATCACAACGAATACAGGTGAAATTATAGTCAGAGACATAACAACAAACGAAATACTATACTACAAAGAAAATATAGCATTTAATTCATCCTCAACAGTAACAGTAATTCTAACTGATTTAACAAGTGGTACATTAAGTTCAAGAACATATAAACCTGAAATAAGAATTAATTGTCAAACAGGACAAACATTTGCTTCATTAAATGCTTGTGGTAATGTTGGTATGCAAATAGATAAAACAGTAGGTGGAGTTACTACAAATCACTTTTACGGAAATGCAAGTACAATAGTTTTAGGCTTTGGTGTTTTTATACAAGACTATTTACCTAAAATGAAAATAATTGACTTTTTAGCTGGTTTATTTAAGATGTTTAATTTAGTTGCTTATACTAAAGTTGACAGCAGTACTATTTATGTAGAAACCTTTGATGACTATATGACTAAGGGTGTTGTTACTGATATTACTGAATATATAGATATATCACGATCTAACATAAATCGTCCTGTTCCTTATAGTAGAATTAACTTTAAATACTCACCTCCTGTTACTCAAACTAGTTTAAGGTTCATAGATAAATTTGCACAAGTATTTGGAGATTTAAAATATCAAGCGCCTGAGAAATATGATGGACAAGAGTTTAATCAAAATTTACCTTTTGAAAGAAGTGTATTAATAAATTTAGTAACTAATTCAGGTGCTATTACTAATAATATTTTAGGTTGGTGGGTAGATGCAGACAGTAAAACTGCTTTAGGAAAACCATTTATATTTTTTAACAGACTAACTGATGCAAGTAGTTATCCTCTTTTTGTTTCGCAGACAACATATAATGCGCCATCAAATGTATCTGTAGATGAAAATCATACTTTGAACTTTAACGCAGAGTATAGCGAATTTAACAGAGATATAAATGAGAATAGTTTATTTAAAAGATTTTATGAGCAATATATTATACAGACATTTCAAGAAAATGGTAGAATTATAAAATTATCTGCTCAATTGCCAATAAGTTTTATGTTAAACTATGAGCTTAATGATATTATGCAAATTAACGGAGAACAATATTATATAAATAGTATTAATATGAATTTAGCAACAGGCAAAGCAGAATTAGAATTAATAGTTAAAACAGCAACATATACAAATAGCGTACTGACATAATGATAAGAAATATAATAGAATTATTGCCTTATTTAAAAGGCGAAACAGAAAATATAAGAATAGCACAAGGCAAATACAAAATGCCAGAGACTATTAAAGAAGGTTATAAACAAATAAAACAAGAGTTATGGCAAAGAAAGTCTATATAGATTTTGAGTTAAGATACAAAGAAGCTGTCAAGAACTTAGATGAAATGCAAAAAGAGTATTCTAAGTTAGAAAAGCAAGTAGATAAAACTTCAGAGTCTCAACAAGAATTAGGTAACATATTAGACACTACTACAGGCGGAGCTGTTACTAAATTTAAAAATCTTAGAGGTACTCTAGGAAATGTTATTAAAAGTTTTAAATCATTAAGAGTAGCGATCTTAGCTACTGGTATTGGTGCTTTAGTTATTGCTCTAGGTTCTCTAGTTACAATGTTCCAAAACTCAGAAGAGGGACAAAACAAGTTTGCTAAATTAATGACACAAATAGGAGTTGTTACTGGCAACGTAATAGATATTGTTAGTGATTTTGGTAATGTAATGTTTAATGTGTTTACAGGAAACTTTAAGGCAGCAGGAGAAGCATTAAACGAAGTTACAGAGGGTATAAAAAACTTTGGAGAAGAGACAGCTAAAGAAATAAAAGTTGCTGGCGAATTATCTGACAAAAGAGCTAAAGCTGATAAATTAGAAAGAGATTTAATTGTAGAAAGAGCTGAGGCAACACGAAAATTTAATGAGCTAAGAGAAAAGGCTGCAGACAAAGAAAATTTCACCGCACAAGAAAGAATTGATTTCTTAGTAGAGGCTGGTAAAATAGAAGAAGAAATAACACTTAAAGAAATAGATGCAGCTAGGTTAAGGTTTGAGGCAAAAAGAGATGAAAACAAATTATCACAATCAACTAAAGAAGATTTAGATGAAGAAGCAAGACTTAAAGCTGTATTAATTGAACTCGAAGCTGGAAGATTAAAGAAACAAAAAACTTTAAATGCAGAGTTAACTACTAATAGACGAGAAGCTAAAGCAGAAGAAATAGCGGATGAAAATGAACTAGCTGCACTAAAGAAAAGTATTAGAGAAGCAGAGGCTGTTTCTGAGGAAGATAAAAGAGCTTTAGAATTACAAAAAATAGATGAGCATTATCAAGAGTTAATAGATAAAGCTATAGAAAATAATTTAGCTACTGATGAGCTTGAAAATGCACAAAGACAGGCTAAGCTGGATAAACAAGCTGAGTTTGATGCTGAAGATGATAAAAAGAAACAAGAGAAAAGGGATAAAGAATTAGCTGATCAAAAAGAACAGGCAGATGCTGAAGCAAAAATAGAAGCAGAAAGAAGAAAACAAAAAGAAGAAACGTTTAGATTTGCAGTTGAATTAGCAGGATCAGAAACTAGATTAGGCAGGGCTTTACTTTTAGCTAAACAGGTTTTACTAGCAAAAGAAGCAATAATGAATTTTAAAGCTAATGTTGTAAATGCCACAGCAGCCCTAGGTAATGTATCACTAACAGCATCTGAGGCAGCAGTAGAAACTACAGCATCAATAGCAAAAGCAGCTAACGTAGCACCGCCTCCCTTTAATATACCTTTTATTTTAACAGCTCTATCTACCGCAGCTACAGTAATGTCAGCGGTAAAAGCAGCTAGAGGTAAAACTAAACAAGTTGCAACAGGTTTAGGAGCTGGGGGTGGAGGTGGAGCTTCACTTGAAAACATTAGTACACCTACCATATCTGACGTAAGTGGCGGAGAATCGGTTACTCCTCAACTGGGATTAGCTGGTGGTTCAGGAATAAATCAAATAGCTCAAGCATTTGGACAGCAACCTCCAGTACAAGCATTTGTTGTAAGTGGAGATGTAACAACAGCTCAAGAATTAGACAGAAACATAATTACAAGTGCAAGTATAGGATAAGCAAAAAAAATAAATTAAACGTTATAATAATATGAAGATTATAGAACTTATTTTAGGAGATAATGTATTTTCAGGAATAGAAGCTATTTCACTTGTTGAATCTCCAGCAATTGAAGAGGACTTTATAGCTTTAAAATCTCAAGAAGTTAAATTAGCAGAAATATCTAACGAAAAGCGAATTTTAATGGGTGCTTTACTTGTACCTAATAAACCAATATATAGAAAAAGTGGTGAAGAAGAATATTATATATATTTCTCTAAAAAAACAATAGAAAAAGCATCTCAGCTTTATTTAATGAATGGTAATCAAAATAATACTACTTTAGAACATCAGTACTCTTTAAAAGGGCTAACATTAGTAGAATCTTGGTTAGTAGAAGATGAAGTACACGATAAATCTAGAAAATATGGTTTAGATGTACCAGTAGGTACTTGGATGGGAGCAGTAAAAGTAAACTCTGATGAAGTTTGGGATGAATATGTAAAAACAGGAAAAGTTAAAGGATTTAGTATAGAGGGTTATTTTGCTGATAAAGCAGAACGTCCACAAGAACCAATAAATGACTTTGAAGAAGAAGAGGCAGCAGAAATGCTTTCTGTAATTAGATCAATTGTAAAAAAAGATGCTAGACTTAAAGAAGGTGAAAGAAGAGAGTTTGAGTCTTATAGTGATTATCCTCAAGCGCTTAAGAATAATGCTAAAAGAGGTATAGATTTAAATGAGAAAGTAAAGAATAAGTGCGCTACTCAAGTTGGCAAGATAAGAGCTAAACAACTATCACAAGGTAAACCAATCTCTAAAGAAACTATAAAGAGAATGTACTCTTATTTAAGTAGAGCGCAGGAATATTATAATGAATCAGACAAAGAGGCTTGTGGCACTATATCTTATTTGTTGTGGGGTGGTAAAGCAGGTTTAAGATGGGCAAAATCTAAATTAAAAGAATTAGGAGAAATAGAATTAGCTTCTATGATTGTCAATGAAGATTTTGCAATTATAGATGATAGATTAGCTTACTCAACACAAGAGAAAGCCGAAGAAATGGCAAAGAACATAGGATGCGAGGGTTTTCATACTCACGAATACGAGGGTAAGACTTGGTATATGCCTTGCGAGGTTCACATCAAAGAAGATATGAATAAATGCCCTAAGGGTTTTAAAAAAGTATATGGTAAATGTGTAAAGATGGCAGAGGTAGGCAAAAGAGGGGGAATTAAGGAATCTCCTAAAGCACCAAAGTCAGATACACCAAATCCAAACCCAAAAGGTAAGGGTACAGCAAAAGGAGATGCCTCAACAACAAGAGGTGCTAAAGTATCTAAAAAAGATGAAGCTAGTTTAAAAAAAAAGTCAGATGAGTTTAACGAGAGATACAAAAAGAAATTAGGGTATGGTGTAAATGTAGGAATGTTAAAGGCAGTATTTCAAAGAGGTTTGGGAGCTTTTAATGTTTCAAGAAGTCCAAGAGTAAAAAGTGCTTCACAATGGAGTTTTGCAAGAGTAAACGCTTTTTTATATTTAGTTAAAAATGGACGTCCACAAAACAAAAAATATACAGGAGACTTTGACTTATTGCCAAAAGGACATCCTAAAAAACCATAATGGCTAGAAATGTTGTTAGGAAATATGTAAAACCAAAACGTAAATCGCACCCTCATAGCAAAAATGCGAGTGCAGGTAAAACAGGATATAAAAAAAAATATAAAGGACAAGGAAGATGAAAAAAATATGTTTATTTATTCAATGGATAACTTTTAAAAAAGTTTGTTTAGGATATTGCCAAAAAGGTTTATGTCCTAAGAAAAATAAAAAACAATAAAAATGAGAAAAGTAATAATACCAGCAAAAGCTAGTCCAAGAGGTGGTAGAAGAGGATGTTTATGTGAAGATAATACCTATTCTGTTAAATGTTGTGATGGTAGCATAAGAGCGCAAGGTATAGGCAACATAACAAAAACACCATAATTAAAAATAAAAAAACCAAAAATACAAATATAAATTAATAATCGTTATAGTAATATGAAAGCAACAGAAATCTTAAAAAATATCAAAACTTTCTTAGGAGAAGAAACAATAGAAGAAACTCCAGTAGAACTTCAAGAAGAAGTTACAGAGGAAGTAAAAGTAGAGTTAGCACAAGCTAAACTTGAAAACGGAACACTAGTAGAATCAAGTTCATTTGAAAAAGGTGATGAAATTTTTATCATAACAGATGATGAAAAAGTAGCTATGCCAGTCGGAGAATACGTTATGGAAGATGGTAAACTTCTTGTAGTTGAAGAAGAAGGTATTATAGCTGACTACAGAATTGTTTCTGATGACGTACCACAAAAAGAAGATGAAAAGAAAGAAGAAATGGATGAGGAAGCAGCAGTTTACGACTGGAAGGGTATGGAAAAAAGAATTAAAAATCTTGAAGATGCTATCGCAGATTTAAAATCTAGGATGGGAGAAAAAGAAGATTTTGAAAAAATTGAGCAAGAAGTAAAGCAACAGTTATCAGAAACACCTGCTGCTGATCCTATTACTCACAGTCCAGAAGTGGACAATAAGAAATTCAATCTAAGGTATGCACAAAACAGAAAGCAAACATCTTTGGATAGAGTGTTAAATAAAATGTATAATAACTAAAATTAATTAAAAATGGCAAATCCAACTTATACCGCTGGAAGTTACGCTGGTGAATTTAGTGGTAAAATTATAGGCAGTGCATTGCTTAGCGCATCAACTTTAGATGCTGGTGCAGTAACAATTATGCCTAACGTAAAGTACAAATCTGTAATTCAGGTAGGTGCTTGGGCAAATGTAGTAAAAGGAGCATCTTGTGATTTTGATGCAACAACGACTTCATTAACTCTAACAGAAAAAGTATTAGAAACAAAAGAATTACAAGCTAACGCTCAACTTTGTAAAAAAGAATTGAGAGACGAATGGCAGGCGATTGAAATGGGCTTCTCAGCTTTTGCTGAAATTCCTGCTTCTTTCGAGGAGTATGTAATCTCAAGAGTTGCTGCTCAAGTAGCAGACGCTTTAGAAACTTCTATCTGGGCTGGTGCTGCAGGTGCTGATGACTTTGATGGTTTTCAAAACTTAGCTTTAGCAGATGGTGATGTAGTAGATGTTACAGCAGTAGCTGTTGATTCTGCAAATGTAATTGCACAAATGGGAGCTGTAGTAGATGCTGCTAATAAAGCAACTTTACAGAAATCAGACTTAACTCTTTATGTTTCAACAAATGTAGCTAGAGCTTATATTAGAGCTTTAGGTGGTTTTGGAACATCAGGTTTAGGTGCAGCAGGTATCAACGATCAAGGTACTACTTGGTACTCTAATGGAGCGCTTTTAACTTTTGAAGGTATTCCAGTATTTGTTTGTAACGGAATGGGTAACAACAAAATGCTTCTTACTTATAAGAGCAACCTTTTCTTCGGAACTGGCTTAACTTCAGATATTAATGAAGTAAGATTTATTGATATGGCTGACAAAGATGGCAGTAATAATTGTAGAGTTATTATGCGTTATACCGCGGGCTGTCAAATCGGAGTAGGAGCAGATATTGTTTACTATTCTTAAAAACTAATCCAAAAGGGGTAGTTAAGGCTACCCTTTTTTAATATTAACCTAACTTGTTGATTATCAATAAGTTAAAATAAAAAATATAATCGATATGGCTTGTTTATTAACAAAAGGTAGAAATATACCTTGTAAATCAGGAGTAGGTGGCTTAAAGTCAGTTTACTTTGCAGATTTCGGTACTTTAGGTGCAATTACTATTACAGATTTTGAAATAGCATCTATTGCAGGTAGCCCTACTTTATATCAGTTTGATCTCAAAGGCAACTCTACGATGGAAACCACAGTAACAAGTTCTAGAGAAAATGGTACTACATTTTATGAAAGTACTTTAACTTTAAACTTCACTTTCCAAGACAGACACACTCAAGAAGAGATAAGACTTCTTGCTATTGCACGTCCACATATTTGGGTTGAGGCTTATAGTGGCGAAGCAGGTAGCTCTTACTATTTAATGGGTAAGGTTAATGGTTGTGAGCTAACTTCAGGAACATTTTCTAATGGAGCAGCAATGGGCGACTTAAATGGTTACTCATTGACGTTTGTAGCTACAGAAATGGCTGCACCAGACTTTACAGTTTCAACAGTTGTAACAGGTGCTTCTCAAGGTTCGAAAATAACTCCTAACTAATAGGGTTTACTTTGTATCAAAAAAAATTAAGGGGTATGTAAATCATATCCCTTTTTTTTATATCTTTATTTAAACTTTATAAGTTTTCATAATTGAATATAGTTTTTGTTTAGTAGAAAGAGGTAGTTTAATTACTACCTTTTTTTATTTAAATATTTTTTCTATATTTATAATGAGTAATTTTCTTTATAAGGGGTAGCAGGAGTGTTACCCTTTTTTCTTACACAAAATTTAAATATTGTACGTTATATAAGTATGATACACTTGACTACATCTGCTTCGGCTCAAACTATGAAAATAATTCCAAGAAGTTATGCTGGTACAGTAAGTATGATTTTAAGAGACGATTCAACAAACGTCTCTACAACCTACTCATCTATTAGTACAACAACAGACAAGAATTACTTAGTAATCTCTAAAGCATTAAGCCCTGTATTAGTAGAAGGTAGATTTTATGACTTAACAGTTAAACAGGGATCAAGTGTTATTTATAAAGATAAGATATTCTGTACTGATCAAACTATTAATCAATCTAACAATGATTATTATTCAGTAAATGACGGAGCTTATACAGTTCCAACTGGTACAGATGCTTATGATAATGATTATATTATAATATGAAAAATAAAACAGAATTAAGTATTGTTAATTTAAGCACCTATACTTCTCCACAAGTAAAAGAGAAAGCTGGAGCTGATTGGGTAGAATTTGGTGCAGACAATAATTATTTTCAATACCTAATTGACAGATATAATGGCTCACCGACTAATATGGCTATTATAAATGGTATTTCTGAAATGATTTACGGAAAAGGCTTAGATGCTACTGATTCTAACAGAAAACCAGAAGAATATGCAATGATGATTACTTTATTTAAAGATGAGGTGGTTAGAAGATTATGTTCTGATTTAAAGTTAATGGGACAATGTGCAATACAAGTTATTTATTCTAAAGATAGAAGTAGAATTGTAAAGCTAGAGCATATTCCTGTAGAAACTTTAAGAGCAGAAAAATGCAATGATAAAGGAGAAATACCTGCATATTTTTATTTTAATGATTGGGCTAAATATCGTAGAGGTAATAAACTAAAAAGAATACCTGCTTTTGGAATGTCAAACGAAGGACTAGAGATACTATATGTAAAGCCTTATAGAGCAGGTTATAAATATTATAGTCCGCCAGATTATGAGGGAGGAACTCAGTATGCAGAGCTTGAACAAGAAATATCTAATTATCACCTTAACAACATTCTAAATGGACTAGCTCCAAGTATGTTAATTAATATGAATAATGGGACACCATCTCCAGAGGAAAGAGAGATGATAGAACAAAGAATATATCAGAAATTTTCAGGGACTAGCAATGCGGGCAAAATGATCCTCAGTTTTAATGATGATCCAAGTACCGCGGCAACTATTGATCCTGTTCAATTAAGTGATGCGCATAGTCAATATCAGTTCCTAAGTGATGAAAGTTCTAAAAAAATTATGGTATCTCATAGAGTAGTAAGTCCTATGTTACTTGGAGTAAAAGATAATACAGGTTTTGGTAGCAATGCAGACGAACTAAAAACAGCAAGTATCTTAATGGATAATATGGTAATACGTCCATTTCAAACATTGCTTATTAATAGTTTTGATACAATACTTGCTTACAATGACATTTCTCTGCATTTATACTTTAAAACGCTTCAGCCGCTTGAATTTACAGACTTAACTAATGTAACTGATGCAGAAACAAGAGAAGAAGAAACAGGAGTTAAATTATCAGAGGATAAAGAAGATACAAATCTTTCTGATCTTGACAAGTTTATAGATTTAGGAGAAAATGAAGAAGATTTATTAAAAGATTATGATTTAATTGATGAACACGAAGTGGACTATGATTTAGAGGATGAATTAGATGCAAACATTGAGCAACTAAACAATGAAGTAAAATTAGCTAGAGTAGGTAAAGCAACTCCGTATAAAGAGAGTGAGCAAGATGGGAAAAGTAAAAAGAAAGAAGATATTACATATTTAGTAAGATATATGTACACTAAAGCACCTGGTAAAGCAGATTCATCAAGAGATTTTTGTAAAAAGATGACAAGAGCAAATAAAGTTTATCGTAAAGAAGATATTACTGCTATGAGTGATATACCTGTAAATCCTGGCTTTGGAAAAGGTGGCGCAGCTACTTATTCAATATGGTTATGGAAAGGCGGAGCTAGATGCTTTCATAGATGGACTAGAAAGATATATGCTAGAAAAGATGGTGATAGAAGTTTAGGAGATACTGTAAGTACAAACAAAGCAATTAAAGATGGTTTTAAACCTAAAACAAATGCTAAAAAAGTACCTATAGCGCCTAGAAATATGCCATATGAGGGATATACCGCAGCGTATTGGAATAAGATGGGATTCACTTATGATAATTTAAAGAGGTAATTATGGCAACAGTATTATTTATAACAAGAACGGACTTAGTAAAAAACTCTATCATTGATGGTAATGTAGATACTGATAAATTTATACAGTTTATTAAGGTTGCACAAGAAATAGAAATTCAAAATTATCTAGGAACTAAGTTATATAATAAGATAGGTGCTGATATTGCAGGTAGCGGTTTAAGTGGTAATTATCTAACATTAGTTAATGAATATGTACAACCAATGTTAATATGGTACGCTCAAGCAGAGTATATACCTTATGCGGCTTATCAAATTAAAAATGGTGGTGTATATAAGCATACTAGCGAAAATGCTGAAACAGTTGCTAAAAATGAAGTTGATTTTCTAGTACAGAAAGCAAGAAATACAGCAGAGTATTATACTCAAAGATTTTTAGACTACATATGTAATAATAGTGGTTTATTTCCAGAGTATAATCAAAATACAGGCGGTGATGTTTATCCAGATACTGACGGACTATTTAATGGTTGGGTGCTGTGATATACAAACCAAAAAGTAAAAATATAGTTAAACTTAAAAAGTTTTTAAATATGAACTGGGTACAAACAAATACAGGTAATGTATCTGTAGAATACAAAACAAGTAAGTAATGGCTTACGGAAAAATATATGACTCTACGTGGTGGGGTGTTGGTGTTTGTGATAACACAATAGGCTGGGGTGAAATATATAAAGCTCTAGTTGATTGTACTCCCACTCCTCTTTTTGAGATATTAGCTGAGAATGGTGATTTCTTAATAACAGAAAGCGCAACAGTAACATATATAGTAACAGAATAAAAAAATAAAATAAAAGAAAATGGCAAATAAAAAGTTTTCAGATTTTACATTAAAAACCGATTCAGCTAATGTAGATTTCGTAGTAGGATATGATGGATCGGATAATGTAAGAATAGCACCAAGTAATTTAGGTGGTGGTGCTACTAGTTTAAATGGTTTAACAGATGTATTAATAGACGGAACGTCAAGCTATTTAGTAAATATACCTGCTAGTTTAAGTGGGAATCCTGCTGATAATACTGTTTTTGGTAATGGTGCAGGAAACGCATTGACATCAGGTTCAAGTAATACATTTATAGGACACGATGCAGGAGCAGGGGTATCAGGAGATGAGGATAACGTAGCAATAGGAGAGGGTGCTTTTTCTGCATCTAATGTATTTAAAGGAGTAGCAGTCGGTTATCACGCAGGAAAAAATAATAACGGAAACTATAATGTATTTGTAGGAGAGAATGCAGGTTTTAATACAAGCTCTAGTAACAATACTTCAGTAGGAAATAATGCAGGTAGAAGCGTAACAGCATCTGATCATACTTCTATAGGTTACCAAGCAGGATATTCTAATACTTCAGGTATTGCTAATACAAACATAGGACATCAAGCAGGGCGTACAAACACAACATCACACGGAAATACTAATGTTGGTTATCAAGCTAATTATGATGGTACAGGCTCATTTAACACAGCAATAGGGCATTTAGCAGGAGAAAATTTATCAACAGGGGAGGAAAATACCATAGTAGGTAGTGGTTGTGCAGTAGCTTTAAATACAGGAGCAAGAAATATTGTAATAGGGCAAGGTGCTATGATTGTAAACACAGATGGTAATGATAATGTTGCAATAGGACACGATGCACTACCTGCTGAAACAGGTGGAGACAGGAATGTTGCTATTGGCGCACAAGCATTACTCGCACAAAATCAAACTTTTGCTTCACAAAATGTTGCAGTAGGTTATGCTGCTGATGATGGTAATTTAACAGGTAATTTTAGAGTTTGTATTGGAGGACAAGCAGGACATTCATCTGCGACAGGAACAAACGTAATTAATATAGGTTATAATTCTAACGAGGGTTCAAATAGTGCTGCAAACGTAGTTACGTTAGGTAATTCATCTATTGCAACTTTAAGATGTCAAGTAACAACAATTACTTCATTATCTGATGAAAGAGATAAAACAAGTATTGAAGATTTACCTTATGGTTTAGATTTTATAAATAGTTTACAACCTAAAAAGTTTGTTTGGGATAATAGAGAAGAAACTGACAAGTATGGCGATACTTACACAAGCTCTCGTAAAGGTGCTAAAGATATTGGATTCATCGCACAGGAATTACAATCAGTAGATGACGATTTCTTAAATTTAGTTTATGATGAAAACCCTGACAGACTTGAAGCAACATACGGAAGATTAGTACCTGTACTTGTTAAGGCGATACAAGATTTATCAGCTAAAGTAACAGCATTAGAAAACGCTTAATAATTAAAAATAATAAAAATGTATAGAAACATAATAACATCAGAAAACACACCTGACAGTCATAAAGCAGTAATTACAGGGCAGATTGATGGGCAGTTAGCACAAGCAGCAGCAGATGAAAATTTAGATGCTATAAAAGAGCATTTTAAATGGGTTTTAGCTAATGACTTTTATAAGAATGAGTTAAGTGCAGAACAAATAAGCTCAATGGAATCATATTTACCTGCTGATTATGCAAACGATTATCAAGATTTACCAAGTTAATTTTGTAACTTTATATAAATTAAAAAATATATAAAATGAAAATAACAAAAGAACAAGTTAACAGAGTAAATCAAGTTATTAATACTTTACCTATTGCTTTTTTAAGTCAAGCACAAGAAATTGTAAAGATTTTAAATGAAAGCATAGAAAAAGAAAAAGAAGAAAAGGATGAATTATAAATTTAAAAGCAGAGAAGATTTAATTGCTATGTTTAATAGCATACCTACTCCTCATTCTCACATAATTAAATTACACGGAAATTGCGCTAATATTGAATGGGATGGTGATGCACCAGAAGGGTGGAGTGAGTACGAGGCTAAACAAAAAAAATCAAAGAAAGATGGCTAAAATAGGAGAGGACACTAATGTTACCTTAGATTTAAAAACTATCGGTATTATAATTACAGGTGCAGTAGCTATAGCAACAACCTATATAACTTTGTCAGCTAGTGTATCAAACAATACTGAGAGCATCGAATCTTTAGAGGGCAATACTGTCAATCCTATAGAGTTTCAATATAAAGATGAGTTAGTAAGAAGCACTATCAAACGTATTGAAGAAAAACAAGAAACAATGAATGAAGATGTAAGCGAAATTAAAGATCAATTAGGAAAGATTGATGAGCGCTTATATCAAATCAGTAAAAATAGATAATGAGATGTGTAATAGCCCTATGTGCATTTTTTGTAACGGCTGTTTGTAATTCACAGAATAAAGATGATATTACAGTAATCAACTATACTGCAAAGTTTGTTGAGGAAATATCATTAAAACAATTCAAAGATTACAACCTACAAACCTACTTTATGAGTGAACATTCTAAAATGTTTGCTAAAGAAAAGGTAAAATATTTACCTACAATAATTCTATACAATAACGGAGAGGAGATTTTAAAAATAGAAAGTGGTATAGATTTAAAGCTACCTGAAAATTGGGAAGATACTCTTTCTGAAGAAATCGAAATATTACTCCAAGATAAATTTTAATTATGAAAAAACTACTAACCATTGTACTATTATTGTTTGCTACTACATTATTTTCACAGGTAATCGGTGAGCCAAACAAAAAAGAAGATAAAATCGTAAAGAAATACAAGTTTAAAACATTCTTTAAGAATATATTTAAGTATTCAACTCCTTATGTAAGTTATTCAGAAAACAATAGTTTACAGGGCAGACAGACGTTTTATGTAACACAAGAAAGCGAATTAATTGAAACTACAGTAAAAAACCCTAATAACTTTGCATTTAACTTTGGTATTAGGAAGATTGCTAGATTTTCTTATGAAGATAGAGTTAATTGGTATGACGGAAACGAATCAAGAAGCGTAACACAAAATTCTAACGTAGGAAACGTAGATGGACTAGAATATTTATTTAACATATCAAATGGTAGGCAACAAAGCAGAGAGTTTATAAATAAACAATTCTTTGTAAGATACGTTGGTAAAAACTACATACTAAAAGCAGAACACCTAAAAAACGATATTGTAGATATTGAATACAGCTCCTTAGATGCACGATTTAAAATTCCGATAGGTAAAAGACTTAATTTAAGTTTTGGCGCAATAGCACGTACTAATCCTGTTGCTTATGGGCATAATCCAATACAAAAGTATCTTGAGGATTACGCTTGGTGGACTTTAAGCTATGAATATGCCAACCATACAGATCAAATATATGAAATGATTGATCCTTTTACAGAAGAATCTTTAGGCTATGATTATCTATGGTATGATGCTAATAATAACCTTATAAGTTCGTCAGATGAGGACTATAGACGATTACACTTTGGTAGAGTTGTAAATAGATATAATGACGAAGAACTAGCAAAGATAGGCGAGTTTACTTATTTATCTGGTGTCTTGGGTTTAGATTATTATTTCTACCGAAAGAATGTTTGGATTCACGCATTCGCAAATGCTTTAAGTTACCACAAACTTTTAGAGGGAGATAAAAGATATTCTTATGATAATTTCATAGGAGACGATAAATGGGTAGATATACAAAGTGGAATTATCTTTGGTTTTAGAATCAATAAATGGTTTGGGTTATTTTCAGAATATAACTATCAATCATATTGGGGTAGAGAGATACAAGAAATTAAAACAGGTATAAACATAAAATTCTAATAAATGCAAATAAGCAAACATATTTCTTATAAAGAAGCAGTACACAGCGCAACAGCCAAGCGTAGAGGCATAGAGAATGTACCCAACGAAGATCAATTAGAAAATATGTATAAAGTAGCACAATTTATTTTTGAACCTCTTAGGTTGTATGTAGGTGGTGCTATAAAGATTACATCTTTTTTTAGAAGTCCAGAAGTTAATACTGCAATAGGTGGCTCAAGCAAGTCGCAACATTGTCAAGGACAAGCAATAGATATTGATGATGTGTTTGGGCATAAAACTAACTATGAGATGTTTAATTACATTAGAGAGAATTTAGACTTTGATCAACTTATATACGAGTTTGGAACTAACGATAATCCTGATTGGATTCATTGCTCTTATGTTTCAAAAAAACTTAATCGTAATAGAGTTTTAAGAGCTATAAGAGAAAACGGCAAAACAAGATACGAATTATTTTAATGGACTTTTCTATAATACTTCTATTGCCTAATGGTATAAATTTAGGGTTTAATTATTTTCCTATGACAGAGGAATTTGAGTATGAAGAAATAAACATATATTTATTAATGATACAGTTAAAATGGAGATTTTATTATGATCAAAAAAATTAAAACATATTGGGAGAGTTTTAAAAAGTGGTGGCAAGAATTTAAAGAAAAACATATTATAAAAGAAATAAAATGAGCAAAAAATCTTTTAAAGAAAGTACAGTAGGAAAGATGCTATTAGGTGCAGCAAGTCTTATTAATCCGACATTAGGTAATGTGTTACAAGGTGTTACAAGTCCAAAAGAAGCTATTGCAGAAATAACAAAAGCTGAGGTTAGTCAGGATGATAAAATCAAGTTACAACAGCTAATATACGATCAACAAAATAAAGAGATACAATCTATTACTTCAAGGTGGCAGGCTGATACAATGTCTGATTCTTGGTTAAGTAAAAATGTACGTCCATTAGTATTAGTTTGGTGTATTTGTATATTTTCTTTAGCAGGTATATTAGACAGTATAGAAAACATACCATTTCATATTAACGATACTTGGAATGATACTTTTGAAAAAGTAATGATGGCTGTTGTGTTAGCTTACTTTGGTGGAAGAACTACAGAAAAAGCTACAAGTTTATTTAAGAAATAAAAGGCGTATATATAATTAATATATATAATTCACAGAGTAAGTTGTTTAAGGGATGAGTATATATTATATATATATAGGCGAAGTTATATATTTTTTTTGTAATTTCAAATAATGCCTAGAAAAACTTCAAGAAAAAATTTAGTTAAAAAATTAGATGCTGTATTTAGCGAATACATAAGGCGAAAATATGCAGACAAAAATGGCATAGTAAAATGCTATACTTGTAACAAAAAAGCATATTGGAAAGGTGAGGGTATGCAAAATGGACACTTTATTTCAAGAAGATCAAGAATACTAAGATGGAGGGAAGATAATTGTAGGGTGCAATGTTATTCTTGTAACTGTATGAGATATGGACAAGCATATATTTTTGGAGCTAATTTAAATAAAGAATATGGCTATAACATAGCTGAGGAATTGTTAATAGAAAGTAAGAAAATAATTAAACAATCTGATCAAGATTTATTAGATTTGATAGATGAATATAAAGAAAAAATAAATTTGTTATAGTTTTTTTCCTTTGTTTTAAGAGGGGTTTACTTCGGTAAGCCTCTTTTTTTATTAACAAAAGTTTGTATTTAAAATATTTTTTGTAGCTTTATAAAAACAAAAACAATGGAAACACCAAAAGACGAACTTATAGAATTGTATTATAGAAGAATACAGTCTATGGAGTTTAAGATTAATCAATTACAAACACAATTAAATAAAAACAATGAAAGGAAAAATCACACACATTAATCCTAGAGGCGAATATTCAAACGCTTCAGGAGTATTTAACAAGTATCAAGTCAGATTTGATGATGGTAAAGAATTTCAGTTCTTAGCCAAAGGAGATTTTAAAAAGTCTGTCGGAGATACTGTCGAATACAAAGTAACAAACGAGGAATACAAAACAGCAAAGCTAGAATATAATCCTTTACCTACAGTAAACAACGTAAGTAAAGATCAACTTATTATAAGACAAAGTATGGTAAAAGCAGCAGTAGATTTCCATAGAGGTAATCCGCAATCTGATATACATACAGTTATGGGAGATGCTCAAATATTAATCAATTTTGTAAACAAATAAAAAATGAATAAAATGTCAATAAAAGGAAAAGTAAAACAAATACAAGAAACAGAAACAAAAGGAAACTTTACATTCAGAAAATTAGTAATAGAAACTAATGAAAAATATCCACAAGTAGTGTCATTAGATTTTACAGGTAACAATGTAGGATTATTAGATGCTTGGAAAGTAGGAGACAATGTTGAGGTTTATTATAATGTAAGAGGAAGAGCTTGGGAAAACAAAGAGGGCAAAGTTCTTTATTTTACAACTCTTAACGGATGGAGTGTAAGAGAGTACAGAGAAGAAGTTGCGGTGGAGGCTCAGTCTCCAGACAGAGAAGATGATCTTCCATTCTAATTAACTATTTAAATATAGGGGGTTTCGTACCCCCTTTTTTTATGCTTATAAACTACGATGAACATATAGACAAACTAAACGACTTTAGAAAAGGTAAAGTCAAAGAGGCATTAAAGCTAGGTAATAAAGAACTAGATGCTTCATTCCGCTTTGTTGCTGGTAATATGAATTTTATTCTCGGACATAACAACGTTGGTAAAACACACTTTACATTTTATCTAATGTTACTCTATTCAATTAAACATAAAATTAAATGGTTAGTATTTAGTTCTGAAAACGATCCTGTACAGCTCATAAAAAAACTTATTGAATTTTTAGAAGGCAAACCAATAAACAAAATAGAAGAATCAGATTACGAAAAATCAAGAGATTTTGTATATAATCATTTTAAGTTTGTTGACATAAACAGACAGTACACTTATAAAGAATTATTAGACTTAGCTAAAAACATTAAAGAGGCTTGGAATTATGACGGGCTATTAATTGATCCTATAAACTCACTAAGAAAAGATTTAAGAAATACAAATGGTTATGAATACAGCTATGAGTGCTTAACTGAGATTCGGTTATTCTGTAAAAAATATAACGTATCAACTTGGATATGTTGCCACGCAGTTACAAATGCTTTAAGAACTAGATATAGTGCAAATCACGAGTTCGGCGGACAAATAATGCCTCCTACTATTGGAGATGCTGAAGGAGGAGCCGTAAATGGAAATAGGTGTGATGACTTCTTAATTATACATAGAATGATAGCTTCACCAGATTCTTGGATGTATACGAGAATGTATGTAGCTAAGGTTAAGGAAATGTCGTTAGGATATAAACCAACAAGCCACGAATCACCAATACTATTTAAGTCAATACTTAATAACGTAGGCTTTGAAATAGGTGGTACAAATTTAATAAAGTATAGAACTAAAAAACAATTAACAATTGACAACTCTTGAGAAATTAGCTAGTAAGCACAAAACCTGGATAAGGATTGTAAAGTCTTTTGGGTGCAAAGGTTATTTGTGTGAAGATGTCGTGCAGGAGGCTTATCTAAAAATCAACACTTTACTTGATAAAGGTTTAAATATAAATTATGAAGATGATATAAATTATTTTTATATGTATCGAACCTTAAAATCTTTGTTTTTAGATTTATGCAGAAAGGAATCTAAAATACAGAAAGTTAATGTTGAATATTTAGAAAAATTTACACAGCCAGAGCAAGAAACAAAACACAAAGATATAACAGGGAAAATGCGACAACTAAACACCTTACTAGATAAAATGTTTTGGTATGATGCTAAAGTATTTAATTTAATTTCTGGGGGTATGTCGATTGCAGAATTATCAAAAAAGTCAGGGATAAGTTATTATAGCCTGTATAATACTTACAAAAATACTAAGATGATAATTAAAAAAAATATAGAATGGTAGAAGATTTTAAAAGAGATTTAGAAAGAGGTAAATTTCACGAAAGATATATCTTGAATAAAATACAAAACAAATATAGTAAAGCATATATAGTAGATGGATATTATAAAGAATATGACATTTATGTTCCTGAGTTAGATTTTGGTATAGAGGTTAAGTTTGATGAAAGATCAAGTCAAACTGGAAATATAATTATAGAAACAGAATCTAATAACACACCATCAGGAATAAGTACAACAAAAGCTAAATACTGGGTTATATATGATGGAGAACAATATAATTGGATTTTAACTGATAACATAAAAAAATGTATAGAAATTCATAATTGCAAAGAAAGAAAGTTTGTGTGTAGAGGAGATACAAAAACTAAAAAGGCTTATTTAATAAAACGATTTTTATTTTCAAAATATAAAGAATTATGAGACTAGGAGATTTAATAGAAAAGATTACAACGTTCACAGGAATCAAATGGATTGTAAAAAAAATATGGGGTGATGATTGTGGATGCGACAAACGAAAAGACAAAGCAAACAAAGTAAAGCTATGGTAGAAAAAGATAAAAAAGAATGGAAAAAATTCTTAAATAGAAAAAAGCAAAGTGAATTAAATAGACAACAAATAAAACTGGTTGCTAGTTTACACTCTAAACTCTTTTCTCATAAGTATGAAGAACCTTGCACTTGCAATGGCAAAGTTTACAAAAGATGGATAGAAGATATAAATAAAATATATGAGTCTAAGTAAAGTACATAAGTTTGAGCAATCAATAGTAAGTCTGTTAAATCTGCAAGGATGGCATTTAGAGTGGTGTGGTGGTGGTTATGAGCATTTTGATTGTATAGGTACAAGCCCTAAAGGCAAGTCAGTTGTAATGGAAATTAAATGGAGAAAAAAACATTATGACAAAAAAATGATAGAAAAATATAAATTTGATAAACTTTTAGCTGAGGATGCAGAGGCTTTATACTTTGTAGCTGATCCTAAAGGACATTATATATTTTGGCTAAATGATTTAGCTAAACAAGAAACTGTAGAGTTGTATTGTCCAGATACGACTTTATGGACTAAGAAACGAAACAACAAAGAGTGCTACTTACTGGATGAAAGAGACGCTCATAAAATACACATTAATTATGCCACTTCCTAAACCTAAAAAATACGAATCAAGAAAAGACTTTATGCAACGCTGTATGAACAACAAAGTAATGGTTGACGAATATAAAGATGCAAACCAAAGAATTGCAGTTTGTTCATCTATTTTTAAGAAAAAGTAATTAACATTTGTTTATATTGTATTTTTTTGTATATTAGCAGTAAATAAAACTAATAATTATGAAAAAAGTATTAATAGACAGATTAGAAATCCTAGATGATTTAGTTGTAACAGGGACTTTTAAATGGAGATCAGAGATTGATCCTAGTTGGAAACCTATGGTTTGGAATGAAACCTTTGAATGTTGGACAAAGAATTATTGTGGGTAAAAAGATAAACAATCTTAAGGAACTAGAGATTTGGACTGATCTAAATTTTCTTTCTTCTATAATTAAAAGTAGAATAGATAAAAGAAAAACAAAGAATTTAGAGAAGATGTCTGAATCTATTGTGAGAGTTATTTATTACTTTCAAGAATACTCCAACAATATACGACTACATAAAAAAGCTCTTGGAGAATACAGACTTGCCAAAAACAGAGCAATAGAAAGAGCAAGAAAAGCAGAGAAACAAAACGAAAAACTTAAACTTAAAATAAAAAAATATGCCAATTTATAACGAAATATTTGACAGCTATAGAGAAGAGGTAGATAAAATTCATAAAGCTATGAGGCTACTTGTTAAACACCGATATAAGATAATTGATTTAGAGAATCACCTTATACACAATGGTAATATTGACAAGGCAAGATCAAGAGCAATACAAGGAGAAGATTCTAAAAGAGCAAGATACGATAGAGTACCAAAACACTCACGAGTTTATCTAAGCACTAATGAAGAAAGTAAAGAATAATTATGATACAATTATTAAACGGAGAAACGTTTAGAGAGGATGAGATACTAGAGCTAATGAAAGATGATGAGTTCTACTATGGTTACTTAGGCAAAGCTGCACTCAGTTCCTCATCTATCAAACTACTATTAGATAGTCCAAAGAAATACAAATACGTTACAGAATACGGATCACAAGAATCAAATGCTTTAGATGCAGGTTGGTTATTTCATACAGCAATACTTGAACCAGAAGTTTTTAGCTCACAAATATTTGTAGATGTGCAAAGCAAAAACACAAAGGCTTATAAACTAGCTAAAGAAGAACACGGAAAGGTTTTTACTATGAAACAAAAAAGAGATGCAGAGAGATTAGCTGATGCCTTTCTAAGAAACGAACACGCCTTACAACTAATAACAGACTGCGAGTTTGAAGTTCCTGCAATAGGTATGGTGCAGGGTTATCCGTTTAGAGGCAAAGCAGATGTCTTAGGAAAAGGATTAGTAGATTTAAAAACAACAAGCGACTTAAAAGCATTTCCTTATGCTGCAAGAAAGTATGGATATGATGTACAAGTATATTTATACTCAGAACTATTTAACAAACCTTACGAGGAGTTTAAGTTTGCAGCTATAGACAAAGGATCATTAGATATAGGTATCTATGATGTTAGTGAGGAGTTTTATTTACAAGGAAAAGCTAAAGTAACAAAAGCAATAGAAACATTTGAAACATTTTTTATTAACGGAGCAGACTTGGATAGTTACTGCATTAAAGGGACATTATGAGCGAGGCAAATAAAATAGCAAAAGACATTATTGATATATCACAAATAAATCTATTTTCTAATACAAGAAAAAGAGAATTTGTAGAGATAAGAAGTTTACTTACGTTTATGCTTAGACATCATTGCGATATGAAGTTTAAAGAGATAAAAGAATTTTACGAATCTAATGGAAAGAATTATGATCACGCAACAGCAATACATAGTTTAAGATCATTTGAAATGAATAGGAGATACAATCCAAAGTTAGATAAGTATTTTGATATAGTTCTTCTTAGAGTAAGAAACAAAACAAAATTAAGAAAAGCGCTATTAAACCACATAATAGACTACACTAAAGCAAAAGACTTAAAAAGACTTTTAAAAATAGTAGATAAATTACCCTTAAAAAATATAGATGGAAAAGAACAAACAAAAGAGAAAGCAGATACCCTTGTATAGTGGACTAGTAAAATACTTTCCTGATGCACTATGCGAAGTATCAAGAGTAAGCTACATAGGAAGTAAACAACATCATCCTGACGAGGAGATACATTGGGATAGAGAAAAAAGCAAAGACGATTTAGATGCACTTATGCGACACTTAATGGAAAATGGTATGCACGATATAGATGGAGTAAGACACTCAGCAAAGATTGCTTGGAGAGCATTAGCACACTTACAAAAAGAAATAGAGGGAGATAAGTTTCATTCCTCAGATCATATAATATCAGGAACTGAATAATAACTAAATATAAAAACAATGGAAACAATTAAAAAAGGAATATATAAACCAAATTACTCAATTAATAAACTAAAGTATGCAACAGTCAACAGAGATATGACACTTAATCACGCACATAACTTTAAAACAAAACTTATAGATTATGGGTGGATGATGCCAATAGTAGTATCAAAAACAGGTGATGTATTAGAGGGACACCATAGGATAGAGAGTGCAAAGCTACTCAAACAAGAAACAGTACCTGCATACATAGTAGATTGGGTAGACACAAAACAAGTTAAAGAACACTTAGATTGTATTATTAGCCTAAACAACGGAAACAAAGCTTGGAGTATGTTTGATTACCTCAAAGCATTTGCAAAGCATAACGATGACTACAAAACAGTTTATGATGCTTATATGAGCAACTCTAACAATGTATCAGTAGGAAACATAATAAACATATTCTTTAGACATAACAACTCTAAATTTAAAAAAGGAACAGCTAAAATAGAAGATTTACAATTTGCTAAATATTTATTATATAACATATCTAACTTATACGAAAAGTATGGTTACAAAAAAATCCAAGCGTATTGTGTAAGAGAATTTATCAAAGTAGCATACGCTAAAGCACAAAAAAACAAAAAAGCAGTAGATTACTTATTTAAACAATATGAAAAGATGGCAAAAAGAGATCATTTAGCTATATCATCTATAAGTGAGTTTAAACCTATATTAGAAGTATATTTAAACGATTATAAATTATTATCTAAACAATGAAAATACTAAATCTTTATGCTTGTTTGGGAGGTAATAGATATAAGTGGGGAGATAACCACGATATTACAGCTGTAGAATGGGATGAGGAATTAGCAAGATTATATCAAGAGAGATTTCTAAAAGATAAAGTAATAGTAGCAGATGCACACGAATACTTGTTAAAACATTATAAAGAGTATGATTTTATTTGGAGTTCTCCTCCTTGTCCAAGTCATAGTAGAATAAATATCAGCCAATATACGAGAGATAATTGGACACCAAAATATCCTGATATGGCACTATATCAAGAAGTAATTTTTTTAGATAATTATTATAATGGACAATATGTAGTTGAAAATGTTATACCTTTCTATGAGCCATTGATACCTGCAAAGAAAAGAGGTAGGCATTTATATTGGTGTAATTTTAGACTGCCAAACATATTAAGTAAAAGAAAAAATCCTGACTTATCAAGAACAAAAAATTTAATAAATGCTATGTCAGAGTTTCACGATTACGACTTTAGAAAATATAAAGGAAAACAAAGAATGAATAAAATAGCAAGAAACCTTGTAGATTATGAAGCAGGAAAAACTATATTAGACACAGCTTTAGGAATAATGACAAAACAAGATACAACTCAAACAGAATTATTTTGAAAGATAAGAAATGGACACATAAACAAAAGATAGCACAGATAGAAAGAATAACAGCTAATCTTTATATAATGGTAGATAAAATATCTAAAGAGATTATAGAGATTAAAAAAAGACTACCTGAACAAAATCCTGAAAACTAACGTTATATACTTGAATAATCAAGTTTTTTTCAAGATGAGTAAACACGGAGGTAAAAGAGAGGGTGCAGGTAGAAAGCCTAAACAACAAGAGCAAGATCTAATAGACAAGCTCGATACTATTATAAACAAAGAAGAAGTAATTAAAAAGTTAGGAGAAAAAGCTCTTAGTGGAGATATGAGAGCTATGGGTTTGTATATGGGTTATAGATATGGTAAACCAAAAGAAACAAAGGACATACACATAAACGAAGATGTACCTTTATTTATTGATTAATGCAAATATCCAAAACCTACGCACTAAACAAACTTCGAGAACTAGACAAAAGAGTTCGTATAATTAGAGGAGGTTCTTCTGCAGGTAAAACAATAGCTATAATAGCCATACTTATAGACTATGCAATTCGTAACAAATCAAAAGAAATAAGCATAGTAGCAGAATCAATACCTCATCTTCGTAGAGGTGCTTTAAAAGACTTTCTTAATATCTTAAAGGGGTTGAATAGGTATGATGATAGAAAGTTTAATAAGAGTACCTTAAAATACGAATTCAGTAATGGTAGTTATATAGAATTCTTTAGCACAGATCAGCCAGACAAATTAAGAGGTGCAAGAAGAACAGACTTATTTATTAATGAGTGCAACAATGTGAGCTTTGATTCCTACCAACAACTAGCAGTTAGAACATCAGGCAATATATGGCTCGACTATAACCCTGCTAACTTATTTTGGGTTGACAAAGAATTAATAGGACAGCAAGATGCGAACTTTATAACATTAACCTATAAAGACAATGACAGTTTACCAGAATCAATAATTAAAGAAATAGAGAAAGCTCAAGTAAAAGCTAAGACATCTACTTATTGGGCTAACTGGTGGAAGGTGTACGGACTAGGACAGATTGGTAGTTTAGAGGGTGTATGTATTCCTGATTGGAAACCTATAGATCAAATACCACAAGAAGCTAGATTACTTTGCGCAGGCTTAGATTTTGGATATTCTGTAGATCCAAGCTCAATTATAAGACTTTATAAATGGAATGATGCTTACATCTTTGATGAGGTATTATATCGTAAAGGAATGTTAAATAGAGATTTAAGCTACTTCATAAAACAGAACAATATACTAGAACACATATACGCAGATAGTGCAGAGCCTAAGTCAATACAAGAGTTAAGGAACTATGGGCATAAAGTTTATCCAGTTACAAAAGGTAAAGATTCAATAGTCTATGGTATTAACCTAATTAACCAAAATGAAATCTATGTAACCTCTAAGTCTAAGAATCTTATTAAAGAACTCCAAGGCTATATTTGGGACAAAGACAAAGAAGGTAACAATCTACAAAAACCTACAGGCTTACATCCTGATTGCATTGATGCAGCACGATACGCTTTAATGATGCAATTAAAAAACCCAAACAAAGGGAAATACATAATTCAATAGTTTCTAAAACTTTTTATTTCTACGTTATATATGTATGAGAAAAGAAGTTATAGTACCAGATTCACTAAACGAAATTACACTAGAACAATATCAGAAGTATCTTAGTATACAAGACAAAAATGAAGATGAGACATTTTTAGCTATCAAGATGATAGAAATATTTTGTGGTATTAAAGCAGATTTAGTTTTAAAAATGAAAGCTACTAGCATAAGAGATATTACAAGTGTGCTAAGTGAAATGTTTAATCAAAGTCCTCCTCTAGTTAAAGAATTTAAAATGAATGGTATTGATTATGGTTTTATTCCAAAATTAGAAGATATGACTTTTGGAGAGTATGTTGATTTAGATACTAATATAGGAGACTTTGATAATATGCATAAAGCAATGGCTGTTCTTTATCGTCCAATAACCCAAAGATATAGAGATAAATATTTAGTAAGTGAATATACAGGAGATGATTCTGAAAAAATGAAGGATATGCCAATGGATGCTGTGTTAGGTTCTATACTTTTTTTTTATCATTTAGGGACGGACTTGTCGAGAACTATGCTGAATTATTTGGAGGAGGAGGAGGAAATGAATATAGTGCAACAGCAAATTTTGGAAAGAAGTGGGGATGGTATCAATCAATTTTCACACTCTCTCAAGGGGATATTAGAAGATTTGAAAATATCACTAAATTAAATATACACGAATGTTTATATGCTTTAAGTTTTATGAAAGATAAAGCAGAGCTTGAAGCAAAACAAATTAAAAGACAAATGAAAAAATGATAGAAATATTAGAACACTTATTCGGATTATGTGGAGAGCCACACTTAAATATATTTACGTTAATGATTTTAGTAGCTCTACCATTAACATATACACAAATAAGAAAAAAAAGAAAAATAAATGAGTAATCAAGGAGTAAGAGGATATTATCAAATAACAGAAACTATTAAGACACAGTTATTAGCTGATGAGAATGTTAACACAGTAACAACAGGCGATATAACAGAGATAGATTTATCTAAACAAACCATATTCCCTTTAAGCCATATTATAGTTAACAATGTTACAATACAAGAACAAGTGCTTCAATTTAACATAAGTGTTTTAGCTATGGATGTAGTAGATCAATCTAAAGATGAAACCACAGATATATTTAGAGGTAATAATAACGAGCAAAATGTTATTAATACACAATTAGCCGTAGTCAATAGATTAGTAGGAGCATTAAGGCAAGGAACAATACATATGGATTTATACCAACTAGATGGAGAGGTTTCGTGTGAATTTTTCTATGAAAGGTTTGAAAATCTAATGGCAGGAGTTACTTGCACTTTTGATGTATTTGTAGCAAACGATATAAACCTATGCGACTAAAAGACACTAAAGACATATTAAACAAGTTTGCTAAGTATGTGGTACAACAATCAAAAAGTAACCTTACTAAGCAAAGAAAGAATGTTACTAAGAATTTATACAATAGTATTGACTATAGAATAAATGAATATAAAGACAGCATTGACTTGTTATTTAGTATGGAAGATTATGGGGCATTTCAAGACTTGGGTGTAAGTGGTACAAAAACAAAATACAACACTCCTTACAGTTATAGAACAAAGATGCCTCCAAGCAAAGCATTTAGTGGATGGGTAGTAAGAAAAGGATTAAGTGGCACTAGAGATAAAGCAGGGAAATTTGTACCTAGAAAATCTTTACAATATGCAGTAGCAAGAGGTATATTTGAACACGGCATAAAGCCTAGTATGTTTTTTACCAAACCTTTTCAAAGAGCGTTTAAATATCTACCACAAGAATTAAGAGATGCATTTGTTTTTGACATAGAGCAAGACAAAATGTTTTTTCCACAAAATATGAACAAAAATTAATTATGGCAAATATATTATTAAGAAGTCCGTACTTCGAGACAATTACAACAGGATCACATCTATCTGCTAAGTTAGAATTAACAATAGATGGTACTTTAAGATATACAATAATTAAAAATGCTACATCAAACAGAACTGTATTTGAAATAGCTAGTTTAGCTAAAGATTATTATAACGTAGATGTATCTCTTTTAGATACTGTAGCAATTTCAGGGACTTGGTATGCATATGATGCTATAGATGGAGGAGGCACACAATTAGCTACCTCTTCATTTACACACACAGGTTATTTTGGTTATTCTTTATTTACAGATGGTGCAAATACAGCTATAAACAATACTAATGCTGAACTTACTAACACAGGTGGTTCTCAAATTATATATCTACCAGATAACACAGCAGGATATGCTTATGATATGAATAGTGGTACTGCAACTCTTGCAACGATAAGCACCTCAGCAACAAGCGTAGCAGCAACATCAGGTAATTACACTTGGACAATAGAGCGAATATGCAACCCTACTTATACACCTATAGAAGTTAACTTTATCAATAAGAATGGAGTGCCTCAGAATCACTATTTCTTTTTAAAATCAACAAAGAATTTAAGAACAAAAGCAGATAATTATAAGAAAAATATATTTGATTATTCCTCGTCTAATTATAACAGGAAACATCATCAAAACGCTGTATTTAATAAAAATGGGAATATAAGATATACTTTAAACACAGACTATATGATAGAAGCATATAATGATGTAATGCAGGATTTGTTATTAAGTGAATATGTTTGGATTGATTATGATGGTATATCATCTCAGCCTGTTGTTGTTACATCTAGTTCATTTAAGTATAAAACATCAGTAAATGACAGATTAATACAATACACGATAGAAGTAGAACAAGCAAATCAAATTATTAATAATATACTATAAATGAAGCGTGAGGTACAATTATATATATCTGATACTAGAGTTGATTTATTCAAAGATGAAACAATAAGTATCACAGATTCTATACAGAACATTTCTGATATAAGTAAAGTATTTACACCATTTTCTAAAACATTTAATTTACCAGCATCAGCAACAAATAATAAACTATTTCAACACTATTATAATTTTAACATTAGAGATGGTTTTGATGCAAGATTCCAAGTATCTGCAAAAATAGAAATTAATTTTGTTCCATTTAGGAATGGTAAAATCAGATTAGAGGGTGTGTCTATGAAAAACAATAAGCCTTATTCTTATAAGGTAGTTTTCTTTGGAGAGCCATCAAGTCTAAACGATTTATTTGGTGAAGAGGATTTAAGCTCTTTAAACCCATTATCTGCATATGACATTGAGTATAATTTAAGTGATTTATTAAATGCTTTTAAAACTGGTTTACAAACTACAGGAGTTTTAGCAACTAATGATTCTAATAGAAACATAGTAGTCCCTCTTATAACTTTAAAAAATTATTATACTTATGATACGCCTAGCACAAATAGATTAGACACAGGTAGTTTTTCAGATATAGAAAATGAAGTAAAACCTGCTATAAAACTTAAAAGAGTTATTGAAGCAATACAAACTCAATACAATATTGCTTTTAATATGGTAGATGAACACACAGACGAATTTGTATTAACTGAAGATGGATCAATAGCTTTAGACGAAAGTGGAAATCCTATAGTGCAAGAAGGCGCAACAACTGATATAAAAACTTTTTTTGGGAGTGAGATGTTTGATGAGCTTTATTTATGGTTACATAGGGAAAAAACTTCACATACTGCTTTAAACAGCACTACAGAACAATTTGGTATTAATTATACTACTGCTGCAATTAAAAGAACATTAAGTGATTACACTTATATAGGTGGAGATGGAGATGTAGTGTCAGGAGGTAAAATTACAATCAATGAGGGCGAATCTTATTCTTTAAGATTTAGATTTCTCCGATCTTTTTCTACTGTTGCACCTATTGAAGTTATATCAAGAGATAAAACAACAAACGAATTATTTGGTGTACAAAATCGTATATCTACAGGATCAGCGTTTACAGTACCTTTTATTGATTTAACAAGTGGTACTTTATCTTCGAGAGTATTTGAACCAGAAATAAGAATAAATAATAACACAAGTCAACTTCTAACTTTTCAAGCACAAAGTACTTTTCCGTCAGCATTTGGATTACAAATAGATAAAACTGTTAATGGAGTAACAACAAACCACTTTTACGGTAATAGTTCCTTTCAATTAGCAGGTA